AATTACCGGAATGACGGTGCATTAGTTAATGCCCTAACGGGTCTAGGTGTGCCGTCAAAAGATAAAACAACCGCAACAAGTGTCAGCTTTCAGACTCTGCTAACCGAGGCTGAACTCGAATCTCTATACACCAATGGCATCCCGCGTCGCTACGTCGACGCTATTAGTGACGAGATTCTGCGCCACCGTCCCACTATGAAACTGGGTGGCGACGACGCCTCGGATAACGCAGACCTCCTTACCCGCTTTGAGCAGTTCCTGCAGGCCTCGCAGTTCCACTTCGCTCTGTCGGAAGTCATCAAGCTGCAGCGCCTCTATGGCGGCGCCGGCCTTGTGCTGCTGATCGACGACGGCGGTGCACCAGAGGATCCGGTCGAGATGAACCGCATCCGCGCTATCCGCGGCTACGTGCCGCTTTCTCGCCACGAGCTAATCCCCGAGGACTTCTCGATCACGGATTACTCCCGTCCTTCGCACTACCGCATCACCACCAGCCAGCGGATCACACCGGATCAGAGAAGCGGTTACGTCAACATCCGCATCCACCACACGCGCGTTGCACGCTTCGATGGCCTGTTTCTGCCCTGGAACCAGCGCTCCCGCAACACCGGCTGGGGCCAATCAGTGCTGCAGCTGATCTGGAACGCCTTCAAGCGCTACGAGACCGCGATGTCCGGCTTGGAGTCGATGACTTCCGACTCGGATGTGTTCGTTCACAAGATTCCCGGGCTTTTCAACCGCATTGCGGCCGGCAACGAAGCAGACCTACGCAAGCGCCTTGAGGCCAACAACCTCAGCCGCAGCGTTTACGGCGGCATGGTGGTGGACGTTGAGGAAGACATCAACTTCATCAACCGAGCACTGAGCAACATCGCCACCGCAACTGATCCCTTTATCAAGGATCTGCAGGCAGCAACAGGCTGGCCGGCTTCAATCCTGATGGGCGACTCCCCTGGCGGCTTGGGCAAGGAAGGCCGCTTTGAGGAGCGTGTGTGGTCTTCGCTTGTGGAGCAGTGGCAGGAGGTTTACTGCCGTACTCCGATCACGGAGGTCTTCACCTACATCATGGCCTCGCGGGAAGGTCCAACCCGAGGGCGTATTCCCGAGTCGTGGTCAGTCCACTTCCCTTCTGTCTTCACCCAGACGGATAAGGAGAAGGTTGAGCTGATGCAGTTGAAAGCTGCTTCCGACATCCAATATCTGCAGTACGGCGTGTTGAACGCCCTCGAAGTGCGCGAATCTCGTTTCGGAGGCACTGATTACAGCATCGAGACCAAGCTCAACGAACAGGTAACGCAGCAGCTCATTGCATCAGCGGACGCTCAGTTCCAGTCGCAGATGGCTGGCTACCAGGCTCAGATGCAGGCAATGCAGCAGCCTGCGGAACCGGAGGAAGAGGACTTAACCGAGGGCGGAGAAGAAGGCATATTGCCTCCCGCTGGTGCAGCTGGTCGCGGTGATAGTCACTTCGATTCAGCCGAAGGTCTGCGCATCCGCATCACCCATCGCTACGGCGATGTTGTAGCTGGTCCGCTTGTTGGTCCTGATGGACAGCGCATCGACAGCAGCGCCGCGGCACCTGTTTTGATCCTCGGTCCACACCGCACGCGAACGCGAAAGCTTTACCGAGCGCGTTTCAGCATTGACAGCGCTATTACGGACGGCCCTTACACCACGGGCTTCAACTCTCTTCGCGCTGCCAAGACTGCAGTACAGCACTTCTTTCCTGGTCAGAATGTGGCAGGGCTTTCACCAGTGCCCGATGCCGAGGCTGACGCTTTCCGCGCCTACAACGAGGGGTACTGATCCATGACACTTCCGAATACCACACCCGAAGGCTTCCGTACCGCGGCTTATCTGGCTACCAAGGCTCGCCTCGATGCTGCTCGCAGCCGTACTGGTAAGACAAGCAGGCAGGTGACCTGCACACCTCCCAATGTGAAGTGCGGCGGTCGCTGCATTCCACCCAACTGGGACTGCCGGCTGAGAGGCCAAGGTGCTGATCCTCAGCTACGGGCAGTTCAGACCGATCCAGTTGGAGGTCTGGCGAACATTGAGCGCGGCGTGAAGCGCATCGGCAAGGGCCTTCGCACGGGAAGCTTCTCCGAGATCGAGGGCGGTAAGCGTGCCATTGTTCGTGGCGTGGTTAAGGCCACACCCGGTGACATTCAGAAGAAGAAAGAGCTGCAGGCAAAGCTCGAGCGTCGTGCGGGCACCGTTGCTGCTGGTCTGGCGATCGTGGGCTTTGGCCTTTTCAGCCATAACCAGCTGAAGCGCGCTCCTTTTTATCGCGATGGCATCGGCCGACAGATCGATGACGCGGTTGCTGCTGGCGTTAACCGTTTACTGGATGTAACTCCCGGTATTGGCGCTGCACGCGCAGAACGCCGTGCTGCAGGACGTGCTGCTGCGGGTGCTGCCGTCTCTCGTGCCGCTGGTGAAGCTGCCGCAGGCCCGGAAGCTATGCGCAGCGCCGTCCTGCGCACTCCAACGCAGTTAGAGCGCCGGGCTACCGAGTACGCCAATGCTCGAGTGCTCGAAAACAAGATCAGCACGCTAGATCTTGACGCTAAAAATCGTGGAGACAACGATCAGACGTGGCGCCAAAAGAGTCTTGAAGCCTTTTGGGGAACAAAGCGCACAAATGCTGCAGGTGCTGGTGACGGAAGCACCTTTTCCGAGCCCGCTACTCATGAATATCTTTCGCGTCAGTTTGGCTTTGCCCTTAGCAGGGGCACTACTGACACCGACGTAAGAAGACAATTGGCTACTGCGCTGAACCGTGAAGCCAGTAACTTGCAGGCTTTGGCACGTCAGGAAGGTGTGAATATCAAGGATGCAGATGCACGCAATGCTTTTCTCAACCGTTTAGTAGGCCCCAGCACCGCTAATTTCCCCGAGGACGTAAGAGAAAACGCAGTAGGCATCCTTAATAAGGTCTTAGGCGAAGCTCCGCGTAGTAAATCAGCTGTTATTAGCCGTAAGCAGCTTGCTGACACCATCTACAGCGATACTCGTAATGGTTTTGATAAGTATTTCGCACGAGTAGCTGATGAGGTACGCCAAACTCCAGGTGCGGCCTTGTCTACTGAACAGCGCAGAGCTGGTTATGGCGATTTAGTCAATAGCGCTCGCATTGGACACTCACGATATCTGGCTAGTCGTCTAGGTAAATCAGAAAACATCAGATCGAGCATGAACCAAGGTCTGAGTGATCTTGTAGCCAAAGAGTATTTCTCTAGGAGAGTAATGAACAGCAGCACTTTCACGGCTTCAAGCCGGGAGATCAGTGTTGCTGCGGCTGAGCTTGCCGGACGTGACTTCAGAAACGTGGGCGAAGCCACTAAGTACCTACAGCAGAATGGCTTTGAGCGCCTCGAAGAGGTTCGAAGCGCTTCTAGCGCTCGCGCACGCCAGCCTGCCTCCACCGGAAAGCCCCGCACAGCACGCCGGCGCTTGCGTTCACGCTCAGAGCTGATTGCGATGCTGACTAAGGGAGCGAATCCACTTAGTCCAGAAGCTGCCGCAGCCGAGGCTGACCGCATCATTGCGCGGCGTCAACGTACTGACTCCCTCCCACTAGGCCTAGTACGTGCCGCTACCTACCTTGCAGTGAGGGCAGACCTGCAGGGAAAGCCCTGCGGATCTTCTTATATCCCGAAGTCGCATGAATGCCTGAAAGGTTCCGGTGGTGGGGCGCCCTCCAAGAGCGAGTCAGACAAAACCAAGTCCCGTATCGGGACTGGAGCCAAGGTTGCAGCAACCGCCGCTCTTGTGGGAGCTGCAGCTTTAGGAGGTAGAGCAGCCTTTAAAAACAGGCAGAACATAGAGATATACAAAGGAGCAGCAAAATATGTAGATAAAGGAATTAAAACAATGTCTTCTGCCAAGGTGCAAGACGCCATAAGCAAGCTACCGGAAAAGTTCCAAGGACCAGCTAATAAGCTGCTAGGTAAAGCTAAAGTTGGCCTAGCTTTTGTAGCAGCCGATTCTCAAGGCTTAAAGCTTACAAAGGTAGACCCAGTCAATAACTATAGCACTTTTAAGGATCCTAAGACAGGTCACGTTATGAGCATTGGCGCTGTCGACGATACGCTTGTTACGTTTGTTTCTACTCCTAGCGGAAAAGCAGGGGCTTTTGACAAGTTTGGGATAGCTTTTCAAACAGACCTTAGCTTTGATCAGAAACAAGGACTGAATCGGGCTCAAGGCCTAGCAGTAGCAAAACAGGTTAAGTCTATGTTCAAAGCGCAGCTGGATGAAATGCCTGAAAACGCTGTTCTATTCAACAATCCGTATAAGGATGATGGGCTTGGCAACAAACGCAGCACCATATATGCAAAATTTGGCTTTACAGAACTTCCCGGAGTGCGAGGTGGCAACATGTGGGCGCTTAAGAATCTAGGTAAGTTGACCAAAATTCCACCTGAGCAAGCCGATTATGTAGCCAAACTCATTCGAGGCGACCGCGCTGACGCCCAGGGTGAATCCAGCAAATAATGCAACTCCTTGAGCGCTACAACAACGCTCTGCGCCGCTCCGAGGACGTAACAGTCTTCCAGCTGAACAGGATCCTCGACAGCAGCTTTAACCGGCTGATCCGTCGCACCCGTGTTCAGCTGCGCAGCGGCGCTCCTGTTGCTAACCGCAACTTGGCTCTCCTCCAAGAGTTCCGCCAGCTAGTGCCTGCGTTCAATCCCCAGCGCGTGGATGCATACGACCGTGTACTGCGTGGACTGCTTCGCAGTTCCGAAGGCAAGGGCACCACAGTTGCACGCAAAGTCCTCCGCGGCATCGCGCCCGAACGTCGTCTCATTGACGTATCAATTCCGATCGAAGCAACGGTGGCTGCAGCTGCCCAAGCCAAGGGCTACCTCCGTCGCCATGGCGAAACCTTTGCAGAAACTGCCACCGAGCTCGTCGCGCAGGGCATCGCCGAGGGTCGTCCTACTGATGCCATTACCAAGGATCTCCGCCTCCGTCTTGGCGTAGTGAAGTCCCGCGCTGATGTCATCGCTCGCACGGAATCGCTTCGTGCCTACAACTCCGCCAGCAATCAGTACTACGCAGCCAACGGCATTGACCTTGTGATGTGGTATGCCACCAGCGACGACCGCACTTGCCCTATCTGCAATGCCCGCGCCGGCCGCATCTACAAGAGATCAGGCACAAATGCACCTTGCCACCCTCGTTGCCGCTGTTATCTAGCGCCTTGGGATCCCGAGATTGCAGCCATCGACCCCGAGTACGCCTCTATGCCACGGCGTCATCGGGAAGAGGTTTCTAAGGTTGCAACTACGGGTCCAGCCAACCTCAATAAGGCTGGAGTTTTCGAGCAGTTTGCACCGCAGCCATTCGATTCGCTATAGCACAGTACAGCTACGCTGTGTGAAGCACAGTCCAAGGCCCGTACCATGCCTGCCGCCACCCGTCGTTCTAAATCCGAGGCCTACGAGCAGGGCATCCGCGAAGGTATGGCCATGTCTCGCCGTGCTCGCGTCATGAAACCCTCCGAAGAGGAGGAAATGGAGATGGACATGGGCATGGATCCGAATCACAGCCGCAAGCGCAGCGCGAAGGGTGCGAAACGCACCAAGCCTGCAACTGACGGCATGGGCAAAAAGAAGCCCATGGATGGCGGGATGTATGGCAAGAAGCCAATGGACGGCGGCATGGGCATGAATAAGGAGATGGATGGTGGAATGAAGAAGTCCATGGACATGTGCGGTGGCATGAAAAAGTCCATGGATGGCGGCATGTATGGCAAGAAGCCCATGGATGGCGAGTGCGATTGCCGTGGCAAGAAAGGATGCAAGTGCGACGGCAATTGCGGTTCGATGCGTAAGCGCAGCGATTCCCTCACTCCTCAGGAGTACCTGGCCGCTTGCGACCTGGGTATCCAGGACCGCAGCACGGCTTATATCCGAGCTCGTTTGGATACCGCCGAAGCCCGCAACGACCTGAAGTGTGGCAACGGCGCAATCTCCGAGGGCGAGAATTGCACCAAAGGAACTGCACAGAAAGTGCAGCCAAAGCAATACAAGGGCGGTAATGTTGCCCCTAATAAGAAAGCATCCGGTCGTTTGCGTACTGCGGCTAATGTCGCTAGAGCAGTAGGTGCCGTTGCTCCACTGGTTGGACTTGCAAGCAAAGGCCCCACTGGTCTAGTCGCTGGTTTCGGTGTTACTCGCACTGCTCTTAGCACCGCTGGCGCGCTAAGCAGCTATGCCAAAGCCCAAGAGTCTGGAAGTGCAGTAGGGCGTGCTCGCCTTCAGCGGGAAGCTAAAGGAGCTGCCTTGAGCGCTGCCGGTACGGCAGTAAGCAGTTTGGCCGGTACTTTGGCTATGCGCGAGTTAACACGCAAACAAAGCAACCGCCAATCACTCGAAAACGCTTTCCGCAAGCCTTCCGCTAAGCGCCCTCCCGGCCTCGACTCGATGTTTGCCGACGGCTTCGCCCCTGGCAATTTCGACATCTGATCATGGCGCTGACCCCCGCTTCCCTACGCCTCGATACGGCTGGCACCAAAGTGGCGGCTATGGAGAAGCGGCTGCGTTCCGAGGGTGAAAAGAAAGGCCTCACCGGTGACCGCCTAGAGGCCTATATCTACGGCACTCTTAACAAGATGGGCTACAAGCGCGGCAGTAAAACCACACGAAAGGGTGGGGCAAAAGCCAAGCGCACCGACGCAGATGGCCGCCCCTGCGGCGCTAGCTATATCCCTGCGAATCACACCTGCTCTAAGAACACTGGTATCGGTAAAAAAGCCGCCGTTGCTGCTGGTGTAGGTGTCGCTGCTTTAGGTATCGGAGCTTTGGCCTATGCCGGTCAACGCAGACGCATGCGTGTGCAGCCTGTTCAAGTTCGAGTGCTGCAGCAACCCTCTCGCCCACGGCTACCCGGTAGTCCAGAGCGCGCACGCCTTCCCGGCATTACACCCAAAGGCTTGCTTCCTCCCGCTCGCGAGCGCAAGTCAAAGACACAGCGCATGCGGGAGAACACAGCAGCCGCGGTGACCGCTGCAGAGAAGCGCATCGCTCAAACGGCTAAGGAAGAAGTACGTCGCCTTGGCCAGATCGGCAACACTATGGCTGCCGCAGGTGAGGCGGCCGGTATGGCAGCTAAGACCACATCTCGTGAGCTGCGCCTTCGTACAGAAGCAGCCCGCCGTCGTTTCGAGCCCGGTTATCGCCGTCCTGACCAAAAACGTCTACCCGAGAGCGATTTGATCACGCCGGCATTGCTTATGGCATTCCCAGAAGGTCTGCCTATTCCCGCTAGCGCGCCTAAACCGCGTCGCCGCCGGAAGCCGCAAGGATTCGGCCGCACCGACGCCGCTGGTCCTTGCTGGGAGGGTTATGTCCAGGTGGGTATGAAGCGCAAAGGCGGCCGCCGAGTCCCTAATTGCGTGCCTGCGTCCAGCGGAGTAGCCCGTCCTCAGGCGCAGAAAGACACCGAGGACGACAAAAAGTACAGCAAG